CTCCGAAGCGTTCGCCACACTGCAACCCTACGAAGACGCAGAGGTGGTCGATGCAACCAAGGCTCTGCGGGCCAGCTTGGCGCGCACGCATTGCACAGCTGCTGAAATCGTCGGCGAGATCCGCAGGATGCGCAAGCGCAGCACGGTGCAAGACAAGGCGCAGCGCGAGTACATCGACATTCACGAAGTGACTGTGCAGCGCGACGAGATGCGCAAGGCGATCATGCTGGCTCCGCGCGAAGTCGTGGCCCAGGCCGTCGCCTACTGCCGCAAGGCCGGCGCAATCGAATCCAAGCCATTGAGCGGCGATGTCACCCAGTGGTCAGCATTCACTACTGGCATGGTGTACGCGGCAATCGAAACGGCGCACGGATGAACGAATCCGAACGACTTTTGGAGCATTGTATGCAACTTCGACAGCAGGTGGCGGAATTGCGTGCATTGCTCGCCGAGGCTCTAGCCCAGCGCGATGAGGCGAAATCCAAGATTGAGCGCATCATGTCCGGACTGGAGGGCTGCTGCATGACTTGCGAGCCTGTCGGCGTTCGCAATCAGCAGATGCAGCGGGACATTAAGACGCTGCAAGACCAGCGCGACGAGGCGAGGCGGGAGGTGTCGAAATTGATGGGTGGTAGTGCAGAGCAACATTGGTACGCAAATCGTCTCGGCTGGGACTGCTATAAGGAGCCAGCATGACACAACCAAGCGAACTGACCGAGCGTCTGCTGGAGCATTGGCGAAGCACGGGCATGACGCTCTGCGTAGAGGCCGCAGCACAGATCGAAGCCCAGCGAGAACGCATCGCGCAACTGGACGATGAAGCACGCGTTGTGACTCGCCAAAACTCGCTGCTTGTCATCGAATGCGATGACCTCAAGGCTCGGTGCAACCGACTCACGCATCAGTTGCATGAACTTGAAGCGAGGGAGCAATGAGCAGGCCAGCCAGAAACGAGGACAAGCAGGCGTGGTGCGACGAATATGGCCCCAAGACCGAACGGAAGTTCTGCGACTGGGCAACGCAAGTCTTGGGTGTTGATGTCATGCCGAACCCGGCCAAAGATCAAGACCCGTACACATTCGACTTGCTCTATGACGGCAAGCCAGCAGACCTCAAGACCGTCCGTACGCCATTCTTCATGTCCGAGCATCTGTACGGCATCGACCCACAGTTTGCCGTGACTTTCAATCACAAGGACGGACAGCGTTACAGGGAACACTATCCCAGCATCCGCATCGTGTTCGATGTGAAGTTTGATGGCGGATCGCTGGCATCTAGCGCGATGCCTGAACCCGTACATGTACAGCCGATGCACCTTGTTGCCATTGGAACGCTAGATGAGGTAAGCAGAGCCATCACAGATAGCGGATTCCATCGGCACGACTACCAAGCCCGAGTCAATGACACCGGGGGGAACGCCAAAGCATCTTGGCTTTTTGATGTTCGGAAGTTGACCGTGCTGCATCATGTTGATCCTCGTTAGAATTACCATTGCAAGCCCTTTGAAATAAGGGGTAGGGGTAAAACTGCCATGACCTTGCCACGCGAGCGATTCCGAGCCATCTCCAAGACGCGCTACCTTTTAAGCGCGTTGTGCGATGCCAAGCGAACGCCGGGAATACCGAAGCCGATCAGGGACGAGGCCGCAGCGTGCCTCAAGCACTACCCCAGCCCGATGGACATGGACGAGGCCATCAGCGGGCTGCGACTGGCTGCACAGGTCTTCGCAGCAGTTGAACCGATCCCACGCAGGAAGCGGCGACCACCGGAGTAGGATTCCCAGCGCAGGACGCGCCGGAAGCCAAGGATGGCTCTTCCCCTTCCATCTCGCGACCCTGCGTGGCACGCTACTCGCATGCCCGAGAGCCTCACCGTGACGGTTGGGATATGCGCTCGCGTGTTGAGCCCGAACGCTCGTTGCCATTGGGCCGTCAAGGCCAAAGCCGTCAAGCGTGCGCGTGTCGAGGCGTGGGCGCAGGCCCAGATCGCCATGCACGAAACGAACTGCAAGGGCGGCTGGAAGGCCGCGTCATGCGTCGTGCATTGGTACGCACGCGACTCGCGCAGGCGCGACCGTGACAACTGCCTAGCCAGCCTGAAGGCCACCTTCGACGGTCTGACGGACTCCGGGCTGCTAGTCGATGACAGCGGCATCACGCACCTGCCGCTAGTGCTGGCGGTCGATCCCAAGAACCCCCGCGTGGAACTGCATCTCACACAGGAGGCCGCGTGAAGCGCAAGCCCAAGCCCAAGCCGTCGAAGAACGGCGAGATCGTGGTTCCCGGCATCAAGCGGTTCCCAGACCGCAAGCGCGGATGGAGCATTGAACACCACGGCAGCAACATCCATGTGGTCAAGGTGAAGCGACCTCATATGCAGCAGTTTGAGCAATGGTGTCTTCTGCTCGCGGACAATCATGTGGACAGCAAGGGCGCGAACAACGAGATGACCACGCGCCTGCTGGCGCAAGCCGTTGAGCGCGACGCCGTGGTGCTTTGCATCGGCGACAGCCTTGACCTAATGCAGGGCGTCGGCGACAAGCGTGGCAGCAAGTCGGCTTTGCGTAGCACGCTGCTCTCGGACAATTACTTCGACCGGGTGATAGATCAAGCCGCTGACCTGTTCGCACCGTACGCATCGCACATCGGGATGGTCGCGCAAGGCAATCACGAAAGCGCATGGCTCCGACACCGCGAAAGCGACCCTACCGCGCACCTCGTCCGGGCCATCAAGGATCGCGCACACTCGCAAGTCGGCACGGGCGGCTACGGAGGCTGGATCAAGTGGCAGTTTGAGTTGGGCGGGAACAAGTTGACCTACACGCAGCGTTACCATCACGGCGGCGGTGGTTCGTCTTTGATGAGTTTTGGAGTGTTGGATGTTCGCCGTATGTACTCCATGATCGAAGGCGCAGACAGCATCGTGACGAGCCATCTTCATACCAGCAATGTGGTCGGCATTTCACGCGAGTTCCTGTCCACACAGAATGGGGTCTACAAGGTCGAGAAACGCTACTGTGACTTCATTCGGGTGGGCACGACCAAGGATGGCTGGAAGGATGGCAGCCACGGCTGGGAGGTAGAGAAGAACTTCGGCCCGTCTCCGCTGCGGCAGAAGTGGGTAAGAATCTACCTGCAATGGGATGCAACGGGAGAGGACAGCAAGCGCAGGGGCGTACCTCGCATCGCGTGGGATGTTCACGATGCACAATGAGGCGCGGCTGAAGATCAATGGGCGCAAGTGGCGCGTGCGACTGGTCAAGGCCAGCGAACTGCCACGCGACCGCTTCGGCGACTGCGACCATCCACCGGGGCCGCATCCGACCATCCGCGTACGCCGCGACCTGCCGCAGCAGCGTCTAGCCGAGATCGTCTGCCACGAACTCCTGCATGCTGCGCTACCTTCGCTTTCCGAGGAGGCCACAACCGACGCGGCAGCCGTCCTCGGTCGTGCGCTTTTCTCTTTAGGCTGGCGCAGGAAGCCGCTACCATCCCAAAAGCCATGAGCGAGCAGACCGAAACGAAAATCGGCAAGCAGGTGAGCCTCCAAACCTTGATGCAGGGCGTGCAGACCGTTGTGCTGCTCGGCAGCATCGCAGGCGCGTTCTTGATGGTGGGCCGCCGAGATGCGGCCATCGACAATCAGGCCGAACGCATGAAGGAACTCGCAGCCATCACCGCAGACCTCGCACGCACCGTATCGACCCTATCCGCTACCGACCGCGAGTACGCAGCCCGCATCGACAGCATCCAGTCCCGAATCGACCGACTTGAAAGGAATCCATAATGCCAGACCCCGCAGCAACTTTTTCCCAATTCGATCCTGCAACGCAGCCTCGACACGCAATGCAATCCGGATGGGGTTCACCGCTGTACATCATTCACAAAGACATCACGAAGACGATGGAAAGTCCGAACACCATCAACGAAGTGATCGATGGAAACGAAACAGAAGCGCAGTATTCTGTTCTGGTCGGTGTTCCTTCGGGCGCACGATATTTCGTGCCATACCATGTTGTGAATCTGTCGGTGTCTGCCGGAACATCAACTGCCAATTTCACATACTTGGGACTGACGCTCACGCACGGATCGTTGACGAAGGCGCGAGCAGTTTTCTATGGTCGAATCCGTCGCGCAGGATCTCCGTATGCGTATGGCCCGACCGATGCCGGAATGACCAGCGCCGTCTCTGATGCAACATACGGATACTGGCAGGCTCTTGGCGCGTATGTGATGACCGCGAGTTCTGGTGGAACCTTGAACTACTGCGTGATCGACCATTCTTCAACGGGACTTCTGACGAGCATGGCGCCAAGCACGATGTGTCTTGCGACTGCTAGCGCAGACAATCTCACGAGAACGGTCATCGGTTCGATGGTTCACAATGTGTCGAACAACAACTATCTTGAAACGCCAACAGGACGCATTCAGTATCCATACGACACAACGGCTGCGGCAATGGCAATCGGTGCGATTGCTCCCGAGGGTGCGATTCCAACATACGGATGCGACACCGTGACGGCATTGGTGACGGGTGGTTCTGCATCCCCTACCATCACTACGACCATTCAGGTGTCAAGTGGAACAATCGCCGTGAGTTCATGGGGTATTGGCGTGCGATTCTTTGCATAAGGAACCAACATGAAGACCAACTGGAAAACCACTAGCGCAGGCATCGCTGCCATCCTCGTCGCCGTCGGCTCGGCCTTGAAGGCGTTCACGGATAATGACCCCACCACCGTGCCAGACATCGGCGCGTGCATCGCGGCCATCATGGCTGGCGTGGGTCTAATTCTCGCCAAGGACGCGCAGAAGGCCGACTGATGGCGTGGCTGTCCGCACTCATCGCGGCCATCGTGGCCGAGGTGCTAGGCCGCTTCGGCGGCAAGATCGGAAAGACGGAGGCAACCGATGCGAAGCAAGACAAGGCTCTACTGTTTCGCGCTGGCGAGCGCGTGCGCGACTGGGTGCGCTCGTGTCACATTGGTAAGTGAGGGAAGCCCGGTTCGCATTGGCCCGGAGTGTCGAGTGCGGGTTTACACCCTCACTAGTGACGGGTGGGAACTGTCACCTAACGCCGTGACCATCCCCGAGGGCTGGTACTGCGTCCCGCCTTCGTTCGTGGAGAAGGACGAGCCGCGCTAGACTCGCAGCATGGCACGCAAGCCACGCAAGCAGCCGGAGAAGCCCGCAGAGCCGCCAACCGTGGTGGAAGCCCATCCGGCTTTAGACATCGACAAGCGCAACCAGAAGGCATCCTTGAGGCTGTTACAGCGTGCCGTGACAGCCGGGTGGAAGATTCCTGATGCCGTCATGGAGCAGGCTCCGGACATCTGCTCGCGCATCCTAAACGACGATTTGAGCCAGTCCCGCGACCGCCTGCGAGCCGCCGAGGTGCTGGCGGCCATGATGCGGGACAAGGTTGCAGCGGCCATCGCGCTAGACAAGATGGAGCGGCTTGACGATGGGCAGGCCACGGAGCGCATGGAGATCAGCCCTGCCATCCAAGCACGCGCACGCGAAATCATCGCCAAGCGGTTAGGAACCATTGATCGACCCGGAAACTAGCGCGGTCATCGCGGCAGCGCGTGAGTGCCCGGATGTGTTCGCCGAGTTGCTAGGCTTCAACCAGTCCGGCCTACATACGGAGATGCAAGCGCACCTATCGAAGCACGGCGACGCAGCCATCGGCGTGCCGCGCGGTCACGGCAAGTCCGTGCAGATCGGCATTCGTGAAGCGTGGGAGATTGGGCGGAATCCGCACATCCGCATCAAGCATGTGGGACAGACGGTGGTGAAGGCGCAAGAGCAGATCCGCATGGTGGTGCAGATCATGCGCTCGGATGTGTACCGCGAGGTGTTCCCCGAGATTCAGATCGTCAAGCCCAAGCCCGATGACGATGGCTCTAGCGAGATCATCGTGAAGTCGGAAACCATGCACCGCGATCCCACGATGCAGGCTGCGAACATCTTCGGACGCGCAGGTGGCCGCGTCGATCTGCTGATCGGCGACGATGTGTGCGACCTTCGCAACTCCGTCCTCATCCCGGCAGAGCGCGAGAAGGTGAAGGAGGCTTGGCGCAACAACTGGCTACCCATGCGCGACTTCAGCGCGGGTCGGCCTCGGACTTGGCGACTGTTCACGCCGTATCACTCGGACGATCTGACCGCCGAATGGAAGCGCGTAGGCGAGCAGGACGGCACGCTGTTCTGGCGACCGTGCCGGGGCTTTGAGAGTCCGTGGGGCGAGGTGTTCACGCCGGACATCCTGCAATCGCAGCGGCGAGAAATGGGGCCGCTCGGCTACGCACGCGCCTACGAACTCATCCCCGTGTCGGACGAGAGCCTGATCTTCCGGCCCGAGTGGCTGGAGCGGGGCTACTACACGGGCGACCCGGCCCACGATGCGACCGCCAACGGAACGGTGGTAGCGGCGATTGACTGGGCATTCACCGCAAACGCCACAGGCAGCGGCGACTACAGCGTGTGCGTCATTGCCCTGATGGACGCGCAAGCCAATGTCTGGGTGCTGGAATGCCTCCGCATGCAGGCCACATTCCCCGAGTTCCTACGCCGAGCCGTGGATGCCTGCGACCGTCTAGGAGTCGCGCAGATCATCGCCGAGGGCAACGGCCCGCAGGCTGGCTTGTGCCAGCAACTCCAACAGTCCACCCGCATACCCGTGCGGAGAGTCGCACGCACGAAGGACAAGATCACGAGGGCTAGCGAGGCGCAAGCGATGGTGGAGCAGCATCGGCTCCGGCTTCGGTGTCGAGCGGATGGCCGGGTCGAAGCGTCCCAGCAGCCAATCGTTGATGAACTCGTCGGATTCCCCGCAGGGGAGCATGATGACACCGTGGATGCCGTGGTGGATTTGCTAGAGCATGCACGAACCCGCCGATATGATCCACGGGCAAAGCCAGCCACAATCAAAAGCACCAAGCCGCAACTGTGGCGGCTGTACGGAAACAACCCCTAATGCCAAGCGACGCAAACCAGACCCAAGGCGGCGACCAGATCCGAGTGGCTCCCGTGTTCCAAGCACTCGTCACCCCGGTCGAGATGCAGAGGTCGTACTACCTCTCCGTCAACAAGATCCTCCGTCAAGGCTCGCTGGCGTTCCGCAAGGATCGAAACCTTCAGCGGCAGATGCGATACGACCCCGACATCATGGGGCCGCTCGTCATGCTGCAACTCTCGGTCGCGTGCGCCGAGTGGGCGGTTCAGGTTCCTGCCGACATGCAGGGCGACGAGCAAGCCACGGAGCAGGCCGCGTTCGTGGAGAAACTGCTGAAGAACACCCCACGCTTCACGGACATGATGCGCCATCTGCTCGACGCGCTCTGGTACGGGCGGTCGGCTGTGAACATGGTGTTCGGCAAGCAGGGCGAAACGATCTACATCCGAGACTGGATGCCGATCCACGGCGACAGCCTGACCATGACCGAACTCGGCCAGTTGGGCCTGAAGGTCGGCCCGCGCTACTACACGCAGACCATCGGCGGCGCAGCCCCAGACACGGACAAGATCAATGGCACGGTCATCGGATGGGATAGCCGCGTTCTGCCGCTAGACGATCAGCAGCGAGCGACCATCGCGCTGCACACCTACCAGCAGCAAGGGGTGGACTTCGACGAAATATACGATGCCGAAAACGCCTACCTCGGTCGCGGCATGCGCGATCTGGTCTGGTACTACTGGTCGCTGAAGCAGGCCGCACTACAGAACTGGGCTACCTACATTGAGCGATACAGCATGGGCATCCGCGTGGGCAACTACCCCGTGGGCAATGAGGCCGCGAAGGCTGACATGGAATCGGCCATGCAGAACTTGCTCGGCGATGTGTCGGTGCTGATTCCGAAGAACGCCGACGGCAGCGACGCGGGCTTCGGCATCAACATCATGGAGCCGAACGGCGGCAACGCAGAAGCGTTCGCCAAGATGGTTGAGTACCTGACGGAGAACATCAAGGAAGTCATCCTCGGCCAGACTGGCACTTCGCAGGCTGTGTCGAGCGGCCTTGGCTCAAGCATCGGCGATCAGCACGCGCAGACGCTCAACCGTCAAGTCACCTACATCGCCAACGCGCTGGCAGAAACCATCACGCGCGAAATCGTCACGCCGCTGTTCCGCATGAACTTCGGCGACGATGCCGTGCCGCCTTCGTTCTCATTCAGCGTGAGCAAGCCGAACCCGGATGAGTACATGAAGGCGATTGAGGCGTTCACCAAGTTGGGTGGCCGCGTCAGCGAGCGCGAGGCACGCAAGGTGTTGGGCCTTGCCGAGCCGGAGGATGACGAGATGGTGCTTCAGGCTCCGTCCGAGGGCGGCATGGGCGGTGGCGGAATGCCTCCGCTTGATGTCCGACCGATGGGCGACGAGCCGGGTGACGCAGGCCCGGAGGGCGACGCAGAGCCGTTCAGCAAGGATCGCTTCGCGCTATCCGATGTTGACCTGACCCCGCCCAAGGGCGCAGCCGAGGCCGCTGCCCGTGGGCTTGAACTGCGCCGCAAGCACGGCAGGGGCGGCACGGAAGTCGGCGTGGCTCGCGCACGCGACCTGTCGAACCGCAAGACGCTCTCGCCGTCAACGGTGCGCCGCATGAACTCGTACTTCGCACGGCACGAAGTGGACAAGCAGGGCGAGGGCTGGGGCGAGGACAGCGCGGGCTACATCGCGTGGCTGCTTTGGGGCGGCGACGCGGGCAAGTCGTGGGCCAAGAAGAAGGCTGCTGAACTGGATCGCGCCGAGGGCAAGGACGAGAGCGAGAAGCGCGGCAGCAAGACCAAGGCCAGCAAGTCCAAGGCCCGCCGTAGCAAGTGACGGAGTTTGAGCGCATCTACAGGCGCGGGCTTGCCGATGTCCGGCGGTGGTATCTCGCGGCCCTAGCCGCGCAGGTGCGCGACGAGCCAGAGGATGCCGCCGAGGCGTGGGAGCGGTACGGCGAGGTTCTGGGGCAGGTGATGACTCTGACGGCTCTAGCGGGCGCAGCGCAGGCCCACGCGGCCACCAAGGAGCAGGGGAACGACTGGGAGGCCGGAGAATGGCCGGAAGAGCGTCCGGAGACATTCGCGGCTGCGTCGGCAGGCTTCGGCCCCGGCGCGTACTGGAAGGCTGTGCAGGCGTTCAGGAACCGCATCCCGCGCTCATGGTTAGAGGTTCGCCGTATCCGGGCGAAGATGCGACGACTGGCCGAGCGCATCGCCAAGGCCGAGAGCCGGGAAGCAATCCGCGACCTGACCAAGCGGCTGCAAGCCCTGCAAGACACGCTGTCCGGATCGTTCCGAGTCAAGGGCGCGACCGACGCGCAGGCTCGCCGCATCCGCGACCTGATCGCGCAGAGCATGGTGAACCAGTCCATTCCGAAGGGACTCAAGACTGGGAGCCTGTCTGCGTTCATCCGCAGGGCGCAAGTCGAAGGCATCATCGGCATGACCTCGGCTCGTCTAGAGACGGTCTACCGCACGAACACGGCCACGGCCTACAACGAAGCGACCGCCGAAACGATGGACAGCCCAACGGTTGCGCGATGGGCGCCACTTGTGCGGCTGGTCGAGATTCACGATAGCCGGACGCGAGGCGCACCCGGCGGCGTGTACCGCCCAAAGGGCAAGAGCAAGAACCCCGGTAGCCATTGGCAGATGGACGGCTACATAGCGACGGCGGCTGACATGCGCTCGCAGGGGCTTGTGCCGCCCAACGGCTTCAACTGTCGAGGCTCGCTAGAGCCTGTCACCTTCGATGAGGCCAAGAGCATGGGCTTCATCCGCAAGGACGAAACTCTAGATCGTGCTGCGTTGGCACGGTATAACGCAACCCGGCAACGCATCATCGACAGAGGCGACTACCCCGACCCCGGATTCAAACGATGACCAACAAGACAGAAGATCGGTTCTACTTCGGCAAGCACGGCCAGCCCGAGCGGTTTGGGCGCGTCGATTCAATGCTTTCAGATGCGTCTGCGTATATCGCAGATGGAGATGATGAGGCAAGCGCAATCTTGAGCGATCTAGTCAAGGAACGGAATCGCGGAGGGTTGTCTGCGGAACAAGCAAAGGAATTGAACAAACTCATTCAGCAGGCGCGTGCGATGGGAGTTTTTTCCCGCTCCGGCCAGCCCGAGCAGTTTGGAGCAATTGAAGAAGCCGCCAAAATCCGCATCTCGGATATTCAATCAGGAAACGAGCAGCAGTTGAACAAGATCGAACCCATTTTGCAGGCGGCAGCAAATATGGGAGATGAGCGAGCAGCGCGGTATCTCAAGATGCTTCGGTTTGAACGCAAGCACCTTGGAACTTCTGTCCCACAGGCTCCTTGGCATCGCTCCTCCCGCCCCGGCCAGCCCGAGCGGTTCGATGCGTCGAGCCTTGACCGCAAGGGGTTTGCGGAGGCTTCGTCCTCGCCCATGCTCGGCAAGTTGCTCTCCGAGAAGCAGATGCCCGAGGGCGGATGGCGTGCGGTCGAGACAGGCGGCGGTTCGCTGGTCATTTCGTTTGAGGACGGCGATGTGGCTGGGAACTTCGCTCGCCGCGTGGCGAGCCACGGCTACAGCGCAACGGCTCCGGTGCAGTCCATCGGACGCTACTGGAATGTGGAGGTGAAGAATGGCTAATTGGTCGCATACGCAATCGCAAGGCTGGGGAGATTTTTCCGAGGGATGGGAAGCAACCATCAATGGAACAAAGTTTTCGATTGTGGTAGACGAGAGAACTCGCAAAGGAACTCTTTATCGCTCTGCACCCGGTGGGGCATCAACAAAAGTCAAGGATGGCAGCGTGGATGAGTTGAAGCGATATGCCGAAACACATCGCTTCTCTCGCCCCGGCGCGAAGGACATGATGGCGGCAGGTGATATGACTACTCCTGAAGCCATCGCAAAGATGATGGAGGCATGGAACAAGATTGAAGCGCAGGCGAAAAAGCAGTTCCCCAACGCAAGCAAGGAAGAACTATATCGCATCACGAAGTCGGCAATGGAAAGCGCGTTGAAGTTCAAGTTCTCTCGCCCCGGCGCGAAGGCGACCTTCAAGGTCGAGGATCGCTTCTACTTCGGCAAGGGCCGCAAGGAGCGGTTTGAGCGACGAATGACTTCGCAAGAGTTGGGGCACTTGCGAAACTGGATTTCCAACTACGCTCGGAACACCGACGAAGCAGTAAACGCAATGAACAAGATGCAGAGGATCTTTGAGGATGACGCTGTGTTTTGGGAGGACAAGGGATGGTCAGCGGTTGCTCGGGCTGCTGGTGTTCTGTCTTTCTCCCGCCCCGGCCAGCCCGAGCGGTTTGCGATCACGCGACAGCCCGGATCGTGTCTCTATGCAAACAACACCGGAACCGATGTCAGCGGATATCACTCGGCAATTGCAAAGGCGATAGAAAAGGGTGGCAAGTTTGATAGCGACTTCTCGGATGTGTTCAAGTTGACTCGCTCGCCAGCCGGAAGCGTTTGCCTTTGGAGTCTCACTTGGGCATAACCATGCCAGCATCCCACACCGTCGAGAAGACCGAAGAAGGCAAGGTTCGCATCAAGAATCTTGAGTTGTTCATGGGCTTCGATCCGTCCATCGACTCGGACGATGACGAGGCCATGCAGGGGTACGACAATCGCAAGGTGCGCGACATCGTTTCACGCACCGGGAAGTTCATCCAGCGCGGCTCGCGTCCCAAACTCGTCATCGAACACGAGAAGGACGGCAAGGCCACGCGGCCCGAGGCGGTCGGCGACATCACCAGCGTCCGCTACGAAGAGCGCAACGGCGTTGCCTATGTGGTCGGCGATGTCGAGATGCCGAAGGAGGCGTTCGATTCGCTGCTGGCGACCAACGCATTCCCTCGCCGCAGCGCGGAGATTTGGAAGGACAATCATCTGTCGGAGGTGGCTCTGCTCGGGCGCGACACGCCACGCAGGCCGCTGCCGGATACACGATTCACGAAGAACGGCTCAAAGGTGGTCTTTGAGCGTCCGCTTGGAGTGGTGCGCGTTTCTATTGACTCCAAGGAAAAGTTTGATGAAATTGGCGTCGGCGGAGGACTTAACACCTTCGTCCCGTCCGCAGGAACCAAAAGGAAGAACATGCCAAAGCAGATGAAGAAGAAGATGGAAGCCGACGAGGAGGCCAAGAAGGCTCTTGAGGCTGCTGCCGCTATGGAGTGCGCGGTTGACGAGGACGAGGACAAGATGGCCGAGGAGGCCGATGCCGAGGCGATGGCCGCCGAGGGCATGGAGTTCGCTGGCCCAATGGACGGCGACGAGGACGAAGAGAACTTCGCCGACGGCGTGCATGTCGATATCGGCTCGCATCAGGGCGAGGAAGAGGAAGAGGACGAAGAGATGGAAGCCGCCTACGGCGGAAAGGCCAAGATGAGCAAGGGTGACAAGTCCACGAAGGCTCTGTTCGCTCGCGTGCAGGAACTTGAGAAGCAACTGAAGTTGGAGCGGTTCGGCAAGGAAGTCGATTCCATGATCCGCGACGGCTACCGCTGTGGCAAGTTCCGCAACAGCATGGTGGAGGAACTGTCGGACGCTGCCAACCCCGGCGCGAAGATCGCGTTCTGGAAGGCCACGATGGCCCGCCTGCCGCTGAATGTTCCGACCGTGGCGCAGCACACCGTGACCGATGAAGGTCGCGAGAGCATGGATGTGAAGGCTGCTACCGCGCGTGCGGTGCAGGAGGCCGCTGGCGATCTCGCCAAGTTCAAGCAACTGTTCGCAAAGTACACGGGCCAGAAGGCCTAATCGAAAGGACACAAGACAATGGGATCTTTCTCTGACACTCCAGCACTTATCGCAGGCGGCACGGTCTATGCGTACCGCTTCATCAAGGTCGATGCGACTGGCCCGACTGCCAACACCGATGACAACACGGGCGTGCAGGTTGACAGCGCGGCTGACAATGTGATCGGCGTGACCGATGGCAGCACCCGTCGCTTTGATACGAGCGACGGCACGCACGCGCTTGATGGCGAGCCGATCACCCTTCAGGGTGGCGATGTGGTTCTTGTGCAATGCGGCGGTGCAGTTGCGCGCGGTAGTCGCGTGCAGGCTGACACGGACGGCAAGGCAATCACGGCGGTCGTGACTGGCGGAGCCGTATTCCGCTATCAGGGCTATGTGGCTCTGGAAGCAGGCGCGTCCGGCCGAATCATTCGCATCGTGAAGAATGGTGGAATGATTTACTACCCCACCACTCTCTAAAACAACTAACAAGGAGAAATGATCAATGACTGAAGTCGCACCCGGTGGAGGTCTGAATACCTTCGTCCCCACCTTCTCTGCCGCAACTGGGCAGATCCAGATTGAGTTCACTCGCAGCCCCAACAAGTTCGCCATCACGCGCTACGCGCAGTTGGTTCCCGTCCAGCAAATGGCCGGATACTTTCTGCGGATTGACGAAGAGGAGACTGCTCGCGTAGTGCAGACGCAGGACAATATCTGGCCGCTCGGCGAGGATCGTCCTACGGGCATCAACAGCGACTTTGACTTCGTGGCTTACGGCTGCGCTCGCTACCAGTCTTCCTTCAGCATCCCGCAGGAGACTGCTCGGCAGGCGCAATGGGACATCGTGGCTTCGCACGCTCGCATCGCGGCTGCGAAGATGATGACTCACCGTGGCTACCGCGCGGCGAGCCTGATCAGCACCAACACCTCATACGACTCGGCGATGCGATACACCTCGTACTCGGCATCGAACATGGCTGGTCACTACACCACGGCTACGGCTTTGGTGAATGACAACATCCTCGGCAGCGGCGTGCTTGCCGATGGCGTGCAGGCTCTGTTCCGTGCGGCGTGCGAGAAGATTGTGCAGTCCACCAACGCGGCTGTCAGCCCGACTGACATTTGCGCGGTGATGAATCCCGTCACGGCTCGCCTGATCGCTAGCACCGAGGGTGTTCGCGATTATGTGAAGAACTACCCCGCTGCTCTGAACTTCCTTCAGGGTGACGCGCAGTTTGCTACCTACGGCCTCCCGTCGCAGATGTTCGGAGTGAATGTCGTGGTGGATGACACCGTGCGCGTGTCGAACCGCAAGGGTTCAACCAAGGCGACTGGGTTCTTCTATGGCGACGAGTCTGCCCCCGGCATCGCGTTCGTGAGCCGTCCCGGTGGCATGATCGGTAACGAAGGCCCGTCCTTCTCGACGGTCAGCATCTTCGCCTACGAGGACATGACCGTGGAGACGCTGGACGATCCGTGGAACCGTCGCATCCGTGGTAGCGTGACGGATAACAGCGCGATTGCACTAACTGCCCCGCTGGCTGCGGTGTATGTCGCCGACCTGAAGTCCTGATCGGCTCTGACTCTGCAACTTCAGGGCCGCTCCGCTAACCCCGGGGCGGCCCTATTTCATGGAGGACTGACCTATGGCAATGGCGCAACTTCTCTCCAACACGCTCTTCATCCGCTACGCCGACGAGCGACTGCTAAAGGAACTGGCTACCGACGACAATACGGACGGCACGATTTCGTCGTCCACGATCATCACGGAAGCCCTGCTCCGGGGCGGCGAAGAGGTGGCGAGCGCGGCTACTCGGTCGAACTCGTACACCGTGATTGAACTTGAGGCTCTAGCCACCGAGGGCAACGCGCTGCTGCGCGGGCTAGTCGCCGATCTAGCCCTGTGCTTCTTGTTTGAGCGTCGCGGCGGCGATGTGCCCGAGTCCGTCAAGGCCAAGGCCAATAGGGCGCAGGAGGCTCTAGGATCGCTCCGAGACGGCAAGCGGGTGTTTGCCGTGGATGCCAACCGAGGGGCTGGGACGGCCTCTGTGTCGATCATAACGGCCTCCACGCGGGGAAGCCTTCGGATGGCATCTGATGACTCGTTCTACCCGACCCGGCGAACAGAAGCGTACTGATGGATCTAGGGCGTGAACTAGTCCGGCGGCTGGGCAGCAAGGGGGCCAATGTGGCCCTCGTGCTGGTCAAGCAGGCCAAGCAACGCATTCGCACGCGAGGCGCGGATGTAGGCGGCTACGCGCGCCTGTGGGCCGACACGGCCACCATCAAGGTCTGGAAGGGCCGGGGCAAGAACCGTAAGCAGGTCGATCTGCCTCACTACCGGGCTGGTGGCGTGCCGCTGGCCGACACGGGCAACCTGCTTCAGAGCCTGAACGGGACGATTCAGGAGATCCCAAACGGCGTGCGGCTGTTCCTGCGCGGCCCGCTCTATGCGGTGTTCCAGCACCACGGCTTCAAGACGAGCGGAGGCAACTTCATCCCGTTCACCCGTGGTGCTGTCCGGCGCGACCCCAAGGCCATGAAGGCCAAGGAGTATCTATACGCAAAGAGCGGAGTGACCGTCCCGGCCCGCCCCATCTTCGCCATGCCACCCGCCGCGAAGGCCGAGTTGGCTCGCGCTATCGCTCGCGCTCTGGGTGCGCGTTAGAATCAAACAGGAGGAATCCCCATGGCAACACCAGTCATCGAAGTAGTCGGCCCCCACACCATTTCCGTCGGCGGCGTTGTTTTGGGCCGTGGCGATAACGACGATCTGTTTCGCATCGAGGTCGAATACGCGTACACCGATGTCTTCACCAATGAGAGCGGAACTATGCCCGCAGCGGCGATTCGCACGGGCGCGAAGGCGCAGGTGTACTTCTCGCTGGTGTTGATCAGTCGCGCCGATATTGCGACCGCCGTTGAAGCCACCGACGGTGGACAGACCACCAGCGGCTACGCATGGTCGAAGGTAGGAACGGATGCACAGAGCAGCACCGTCGCCATTGTGCTGACTGGCGCAAAGACCATCACGGTGTCCCGCGCTCGGCTGATTTCGATGAAGCATCAAGACTTTGGCAACAAGGCGAGCCGCGTGGTGTTCCACTACGAAGCCCTGCCCAATCCGTCCTCGCTTGATTCGGCTATCTTTACAGTCGCATGAGCAAAGAAACCCAATTCATCTCCGAGTACCCAGTCGGCGACAAGGCGTTCAAGATCGACGCGCTGCTGGTTCTGTCCGAACTCACCCTTGCGGGTGCGACGGACAATCCCACATCCGATCAACTCATCAAGGCCGTCAAGGCTGCGGTGCGTCCTGTCTCCGATGCAGAAGCGATGACCAATGCCGAAGCCCACGCGCTCGCGCTGCGAGTGATGATGAGTCTGAAGCAACTGGGAAACGCTGGCGCACCGTAGCGATCTTCGCCGCTGTCTACGGTGTGACTCCTTGGCAGTTGCCACCAGAGGTGGCGTTGGGCCTGATGATGAATCTTGGCCTTGCGAATGCTTGGAAGTCCGTACCCGTTGTGCAAGGTGTCGGCCTAGCGTTCGGAGGCAAGGATTCGATGAGTGGCTTCATGCCCACGCTCTTTGGACAAACTCCTAGCGTTCGGGATCAGATTGCGGCATCATTCAGCGAATTGAGGAGAAGCCATGACCGTTAGTTTTTCAACCCTGTATGCCCGCATCGGCAAGTTGATGGGCATCGCCAAAGCGCAG